TTTTCTTAGCTCCTGGAGTGCGCTTGGGTTTATTGTATCCGGGAAAAGTTTCACCCCTGTATTTTAACTTACCGCTCGGTGTGCGCGTTACATCTTTTGTAGTCGCCATCAGAGCCTCACATACTAAACGTTGTACTTTTTCCGCATTTGCAAGATAATCGTATATGTATCTGCGCTAGTATGTCCAACAGTAGTAAACATAACGTCCCCTGTTTTACCACTGCCAGCGTTATTAGTAAGTCCACCAAAATAAGTGTAATCGTGGTCACCGCTTTGATTTTCGCCAAGTTCGATACAAAACGCATCAGTAGAAGCATCAAAAAGTATTTGTACTTTCATTCCTATACACTGCCACCAAATACGCTCAATGGTAACTTCAGTGCAAGCATCACCGTTGGTATTTGTTGCAAGTGCAGATACATCAACCTTTTTAACTGCACTTTCCCCACTTCCGTCTGAAATATTAGTAAACTTCATTACGGCCTGTGTCGGACCATCTATTAAAGTTTGCGAGGTTACAGCATCAGCCATATCGATAACTCCTTACAATAATTAAGAAGCATCTGATGAGCTTGAAAGGCCAATAAACTTCATAACTACAGTTGTATCTGCTCCAGGATCACCAGAAACTACGATTTCTACTTCATCTGCTGTTTCTGTAGCAGCCGTTGTTGTGCCACCAGACATACCCAAAACGCCATTACAGGGGAAAAATCCTTTAAACCCTGTGCTGTTCACAGCAGCAGATATGCCATCTACAAACCCATCAGTATCTGCATCTGTGCCGATATCATTTAGGGTGACACTATTAGATGCCGCTCCGGTTACAGCAATCATAACTCCCATAGGAATAAAATTTGACGGAATACCAATAGCAGATTCTTTACCTGTTGTTGCACCATTAGCTACAGTCACAGTAGCTGTGTACACCGACATAGTCATTTCGCTTGTAAGAGCACCTGTGGTAGAACTTTTAACAATATTTTTAAAACCGTTTTCAGAACGTATTGGTCCTGAGAAAGTTGAATTAGCCATGTATATCTCCTGTCTTGGCTGGTGTCAGTCGCCCAATGCAACTGTCAGGAACATTTTCAGTGTAGGCAAAAATAAAGGGAGGCACAAGCCCCCCTTCACAGTTTTTATTGAGCAGTATATTAAGCTCCAGGAGAACCAAACACACAACGTGGGTCAGATACACCGAAGCTGTAACGTTCGCGAGCCTTGTAGCGGACGTTACCTGTATCAAAATCACCTTCCATAGATGTTTTGATTGGGCTGCGCACAAAGTGTTTAAACCCATTAGGCGCATCAGTTTTGATAAAAAACGCATCGGTATCTGTTAAAAAGTGATTAACAACATAACCTTCAGGCAACATACCCATGTTGCGCAGGGCGTTAATATCATTATCTGCTGTCGCAGGGCGTAAATTAGATGCCATCAAACGTTCAGCTACAAACTGCAACGCTGGTGGAATAATTAACTTACGACCTTGCAATGCAATTTTAAGGCCACGTTCATCAATAAACGCCGCAATATCAATAAGAGATTGCTCAAGTGACGTTTCATTGAGGTCCGCTGCAACAGCCAGCTCATTAGCGAAGTTACCTCCACCCACAGTTGGGTGGTCTGTCGCACAAAGCTCTTTACCATCGCCAATAGCAAAGGTGCTATCAAACGCATTGTTAAGAACAGCCGCCGCTTTTACTTGCTTAGTATTAGCCATAGAACGAGCCAACGCACGAGTGTAACGAGAACTCAAACGGTCATAAAGGTTATCCTCTACAGCCTCCTCAGTAATCGCAAACGCAAGCGCAATCGTTTCATGGGTGTACCGTGCAGTAAATGATTCGTTTGCCATATCAAATGATACAGCCTGTCCCTCACCTTTAACTGGTGCGGCACCAAATCCAGACAGCATTACCTCTTCTTCAAACGCACGGTCTGAAGTTTCACTTTCAAAAATTTCGGTATGTTCATCATCATACCGATCGTATTCCAATCCAAAAAGAGCATTGAGTCCTGGCTCAAGTTCTTTAAGGAGTTGTGATCTTGCAATAGCCATATCTATATACTCCTATAAGCCAGTGGTTGATAGATGGAAGGGAAGGTTTAGTCGCACAAGTGCGATTACACCAGCTGAGGCGTAATCTATACCCTCAACGTCTTTAAAGCCAACGATACGGAAATTATCCGTTGCCGTTGTAGCTCCAGCTGTTGTCACAGCAAGTTCTCCTGCGGAGATACCTGTTGAACCAACTTGCGACCCAAAAGTCGCCCCTTCAGCATTCGAGTGAATCAATGCCGTTGCGGTAGCAAGGTTTGTAAGACTTGCATCGCAATTAATTTCATACACTTGAAAAGGGTTATCATATACAAAAACTGTTGCTTCCGTACCTGATTTTAGGGACGCAGTTCCTGGATAGTTATTGTCAAACTTGGGTGTGCCATCGAGTGCAGTATATTCACACCCTGCCATAACACCTAGGATTGCAACCGAACCACCGTCTGCCGCACTTACATCTACGAGGCCATTTGTTAGTGGAATTACCATATCACCTTGATAAATAGCTGATGATGATCCAGCAACTCCATTAATTTGTACCTTGTAAGGCGTCAATCCGTTGCTATTCGTTGCAGAACCTAGAAGATTATGGGGACGCAACCCAAAGGCGCTATCAGTATTAGCCATAATTTAAGCTCCAATTATTCGGCAGAATTATTTCCACCGAAAGTTACACGAGACTGCCTATCAGGTTTAGTAATAGGCATAGACGGATGTTGCTCCCTCATAAGATCATTATCTACAGCAGTCATTTGATCAGCAGTTTGCTGCTGGAAATGTGCATTGCGCTGTCGACGTGTTTCTTCAGGGAACCGTGCGAGTACCAGACCTCCCACACCAATTACGCCAGCATGTTTACCATCTTGGACTGTTGGTGCTTCAAAATCAGGAAACTCATCGGCGCGAACTAATTCAAAGCCTTCGCGAAGGCGAGCAGACAAGTTTTTCTTATCATCATAACCCATAACAGATTCACGGATCCAACGATGTACAAAACCATCCGGTGCAGGTGGTGCGTCTAAAGTAGACGGAGGTCGCCAAGGTTTAGCTCGGCTGTTAGTGTCCCGAGTTTGGGAACTGCGTGGGCTTCTATTACTCATTGTAATTCCTCACGATTCATTCATACGCAGTAATTGTTTCGCGTATTGCTCTTTTGTTATACCAAGTTTTTGTGCGATTGCAACTTGTGAAGGTGACAACTTTACAGATTTTTTATTACTTCGGGTTGTGCCACGACTGGCAGAACCCACTGCAGGAGTGTTGCGGGACTTGGCTACACCGTTAAATTTATGGGGAAATTCAGAACGTATACGCCTATCTACTTCTGCATAATATTCATCAGTATTTCCATCGTACCCTTCAACTTCAGTAAGCTGTTTATGTATACTAAATGCGGTTATAGTCATAGGTTCATCAGCACCAAACCAATCATTTTGTGCAGCCCATGCTTCTGCTTTTGCATCAGGTTTTTTAGGAGCTGGTGCTTGTTGTGGTTGTTGAACTTGTTGTGGTTGTCCTTGCGGTATTTGCGCAACTTGCGCCTGTTGCGCTTTTACATATTTTAAACGCTCATTTTGACTAGCCACCTCTGCCAGCTGACGTTGTGCTTCTACTTGGCGTTCTATATCACCACGATCGATCGCATCCTTTAGTTGGTTGCGTAATAACTCATCTTGAACTTTGACTCTATTTTCAAACTCAGCCACAAAAGAAGCATCTAAACTATTACGTTGTTGCTGTGATTGTTGTAATTGTGTTTGTACAGACTGCGCGTAATCAAGAGCTGCTTTTTCACGCCGCTCTGCTTCTCGCATTTTAGCTGTTAATTTACTTATACGTTTTTTGACGCCTTCACTGTATTGTTCGAGTTCTTGTTCACTATCTTCGGGTTTTGCCGCTTTTTCTTCTGGTGGCTCTGGTTCAGCCGCTACTTCAGTAGTTTCTTCTTCTACCTCAACTTCTACAGCATCTTCAATTTCTTCGGTATTTGGTTTAGTGTTTTCATCTTGCATGGGATATCTCCATGTTACAGGTGCAGAATATCATCTGGACTATTTATTGTTGCTAAGATTTCATCATCATTCAGCAAGCGCACTTCGCCGCCTTCTATTTTAAAACGGCTCCCAGCGTACCGCCCAAAAATTACCCAATCGCCCTCTACACACCAAGGTTCATCGCCGCCAAATTTGTCATAATCTTGGTAAGCTAATGGCCCAACTTTCAACACATATCCGCACACAGTACCTACTGCCTCACGTTCACGTGCTTCATCGGGTAATAAAATACCACCCTGAGTTTGTTTACGACCTTGATACGGCAATAATAAAATACGCCAGCCTGTAGGCTGAGGCATACGATCTATTGCATTTGTTGAAAGTTTAGTGGGGTCTAGTACGACGTCTTCTTGTTTAACGTATGCTTTTTCTAGTTCACCCTTAGATTTTTGTTTATTTGCAAGCCGATCTGGCACGAGCAGAGTTTTAGTCATCTGATATCCTATTTAGCAGGGTTTTTAAATCCTGTTCAGTTTGTGCAAGTTCCCCAAGTTTTGCTCGGAGTTCTTTAAAAGCGGTAAAGTCCCCAACAGGGCCATAACAAATAGCCTCTATAACAGACTCCCTCCGTTCTTTAATGAGTTTAAGCAAATTATCATAAATGTAAAGGTCATTCATAAAATTAACTCAAAATGTGGGCCATCCATAAACGGCCTCCGGTCCTGCGACCTACGTAAATCAATGTAAGCGTTCATGGCATTTTCCATGGTGCCGTTCCAATTTCTTATATCCATAGGGTAAGACTCATATGGAGTAGCCCACGCAGCACCCCAGCATATACCTACACCCACCTCTCTAGCCGCTTGTGCCATAGAATCTGCTATATCATCATACAAATTAAGCTCCCAACTAGCACGCGAACCAACGTAAGCCATAAGATCAACAGCCAAACCATCAAGGTGTTTGCTCTTCATTGTTTTACTGGCACCTTTTGCAACCAAGGCGCGTTGTTCTTCAATAGTTCTCAAACCACAGATAACACCAAAATCTATTTTAGTGTTATGTATTGCAGATTTTACAACTGCTTGGAGGCGTTCATCTACACCCTCTAGCCGTGATAAACTGCGTGTAGAAAGTTTAAAACTCATTTTTTTGCCTTTTTCTTTTTCTTTACGTACTTACCTTTTTTAGCTGCCGTACGAGCAGCCGCTTTAAAATCAGCATCACTCGGCGCACCTTCAGCACCTTTTTTGCGCATCGGTTTGCCAGACTTCCGGCGTTTATGTATGTTTTCATATAGGCTCATAATTCAATATCCCATTTATGGCGTTTATATTCCAAATGCAATCTCCAGCAATTTACGATAGTATTTAAACTTACCGCACTAAATAATCCGATCCACTGCCACATCTCCATGTGTAATTACCTTTCCAAAAGAAACGCACATCCATGCCATCAATACATGATGAGGAAAACGATCATTAACAAGCCCAAGGCCATGAGCAACTGTTGAATATTCACATTCTTCTTTCGATTTAAACAAGGGCGAACCTGCTGTCATACAGTCGTTGGGAGTGCAAAGTAAAAATATCGCAGCCCATACCACTATTTTCTTCCTGTCATAAACTGTTTAAAACCTCGGATTCCAAATGAGGCACTTATCGCAGTTAAAAGGGC